GTGGTGGCGGCCCTGTTGGCGGAACTGGCGGCGCTGCTGGTACCGCACCAAAAGTAGGACCTCGATAATGCTAACAGAATTACAACTTTATCATAAAACAAACTGGGAAGACTATACTGTACTCAATGAGGATTTGTACGAAACTGAAATTTATATAGATAATGTATTCGCAAGTGATACACTTGTGCTAGTTGCATTGAATAATTTTAAATATAATGGGTATGACGGTAAAGGGTATTCTGTAGGTTCTGCAATCAGAGGTATAACAGAAGAAGAAGCATATAATATCTGGATAGAAGATTTTCGACGCAAAGAACGTAACTTAATTAGACAGCTAAAATCCTTTGGGTTAAATGAAGTATCACAGTCAGTATTTGACGGGTTGTTATTATATTATTTGTTAGCAGAAAATTTCACAATAGTTTACGCAATGGAAGGTCAATATAATATTAGAGATCATATCGTAAATAAAAATTGGGATACAGTTGCTGGTATGATTTTAAGAGATCATGCAAATAGACAAAACTCTATTCGTGCAGCTACTATACTTCGTTTAGCGGATTACGGTAATCCAAAAAACAGAGGATGGTTACGTGCAAACGGCATATTCGAAATGAGAGCATCTAATCAAATTGGGTTACTGTCGGGAGATCAATTAGCACGAGCAAGATTTTCATATTATGCCGAAACATTAGAATTTTTACCGTTAACTCCTAATAGTATTAAACGTGATATTGCTAAACGTTATGAAGAAACACTGATTACACAACGTTGGACATATGACGGTTCTACTGTAAATTATTCTTTATCGAAAACTCCTGCAATGACTCCGGTGGAAAAACTAGAAGTTAAGGTTAATAATAATATTTTACAGTATGAATATGATTTTACTTTAAGTGGAAACGTGTTTACTATTAAAACAGATTCGATAGAATTAGTCACAGGCGATATTATTTCTTCAAAAATTAGGATATAATATTAGCATATAATTATCCGATAAATATTATTATGGCAACATATATCGGATATAGCACAGTCGAAAATCAAAACAGTAGCAAGATTCTTGTAGATAAAGAACTTGCTATTCGTGATTTGATGAATCATTTTTACACAAAAAAAGGTGAGCGAGTGATGAATCCAGAATTTGGATCTATCATTTGGGACTTATTGTTTGATCCGCTGGACGGGTTAACAGAATCGTTAGCAAAAGAAGATGTTGAGAGAATTGTCCGAAGCGACCCAAGATGGGTATTTCAGGATATGAAAGCAGAAAAGCCAGACGATCATAGTTTAAGTATAAGGGTGCAAATGTTTTATAACGATACTGGCACCGCAGAGGAATTGTACTTAACATTTATAGGTGAGATAGAATAATGGCACAGAATATCAGACAAAGTAGTTTATTTGCTGCAGAAGACTTCAGCGTAGTTTATGAAAGTTTTGCACAAGCAGACTTTCAATCATACGATTTTGATACAATCAGAAACAGTATGGTTAACTATATCAACAACAACTATCCTGAAAACTTTAACGACTGGATTAGTAGCAGCGAATTTGTAAGTTTGATAGAGCTTATGGCATTCCTCGGCCATAACTTAGCATTCCGTGCAGACTTAGCAAGCCGTGAAAACTTTTTAAGCACTGCAGAGCGCAGAGAAAGCGTATTACGTATTGCTGAGTTCTTAGGTTACAAGCCTACTAGAAATGTTGTTGCAAGTGGTTACTTAAAGATAGATAGTGTTAGAACTAACCAAACTGTGTACGACGTTAATGGTAATAGTTTAGCAAACGTTACAGTTCAGTACGAAGACACAACTGATCCCGATACATACCAAAACTTTTTAACTATTATGAATAGTATTTTTCAAAGTAGTAATAGATTTGGATCTCCGTTTGCTAAATTTACAAAGAATAATGTTCAGTATGAAATATACAGAACCAACAGTTCTAACAACGATGTAATTAAAGAATTTAGTGGAATCATTGATTCTGGTAGAACTTCTTTTACTGCACATAGTATCAGTTATGATCAAGCTAGAAACAAACTAGAAGAAAAAATACCAGACCCATACGGTGTTTATGATCTGCTTTATCAAAATGATAATGGCGGTCTCGCAAGTCCTAACACTGGGTTCTTCTTTGGTTTCAAAGAAGGATCATTACAATATAAGGACTTTTCGATAGCAAATGGTCTACCAAACATGGTAATTGACATCAATGAGAACAACGTTGCTAACGGTAACATCTGGGTACAAACAATTGACGAAGTAGGACAAGTTTTAGCAACATGGACTCAGATTGACAGACTATTTGGAAATAGCAATATAGTAAACAATTCTAGTTCTAGAAACGTATACACTGTAAGTTCTAGAGAAAACGACCAAGTTAGTATTGTGTTTGCGGACGGCAATTTTGGTAATATTCCACGTGGCATAATTCGTGTGTGGTATAGAACTGGTATCAACAGAACATACAACATAAATCCAGATACATTTAATAACGTTACATTAAGTATCAATTACACTGGTCAAGATAGTAGAGCTTATGTTGCAACATTTAACTGTAGTCTAAAATCTCCCGTGAGTAACGCAAGCGAAAGAGAAACTATTGATAGTATCAAAGTAAACAGCGGGCGGTTCTTTGCAACACAAGATCGTATGGTCACTGCTGATGACTACACTGTATTTCCTCTAACAGTAAGTGAAAATATTTTAAAAATTAAAAGCATTAACCGAGTGCATAGTGGTCACAGTCGTTTTAGAGATTTATATGATCCTACTGCAACATACAGTGATGCAATACAATACACTGATGATGCATACATTTATAAAGAAGATGTTACAACTAGAAGTTCGATATCGCTGCCTTCAGTATTAAATTCAGAACAAATACTAAGTCAGTATATCAATCCAATTTTAAGCAATCCAGAAGTTAAAAACTTTTACTACGACAGACAGTATTATGGTTATGAAACTGGCGGTTATAATGCTAACACTTATTTTAATAATACTACTGAAAGTTTAACATTCTTAACAGCAAGTGATAGTAATATTACTGGCGTATACCGTTGGAACCAAGTAACAAGAAGTAACAATAGCTGCACAGGTTATATAACTTATAATAGCTTTGTTCAAAGATTAGGCGATAGCGCATCTGCTCCTTTAAGAAAATTAGAAGTTAACGGGTTAGTAGAATTTATTACATCTCCGTTTAGAACAGGATATGTTAAAACTATAGAAGTGGTTAGTGGCGGCTCGGGTTATTCTACCGCTCCTACAGTTACTATAACCGGAATTGGTTCTAGTGCAACTGCAACTGCAAACATAAGTGCGGGTGTAGTTGTTTCAGTCACTATTACAAATCCTGGCATTAATTATGATTCTGTGACAAATGTAACCTTTACCGGCGGCGGCGGTTCCGGTGCAACTGCAAAAGCTACAGTATCAAATGCAGACACTGTATGGGCTAGAATTGTAAAATTAGACAACGGCGGGTTCGGTGTAGATGATAGTGTAGGCAATCCAACCGGTGTAAATGTTATCGGTCAAGGAGCAGTAACTCTTTCATCGTCGATACCTTCGGGTGCAAGAATAAAGAGAATCATCCCAAGTTGGGAAAGTCAATTTACTAATACAGTAAAAACTACGGTAATCTCTAAAATTGCAAACAGACTTAGCTTCGGATTAAGATATAATCCAAGTATTCAAGAATGGGCAGTGATCGACAGTAGTAACTTACCTGCTAGCAACATAGCTAATAATAGTGTATCCAGCTGGAGTAGACAGTACGAAGGTGATACTTCGAATACTGGTAGAGATAATAGTTGGTTAATACGAATTAATTATGCAAACTCTCAGTGGGAAGTATTAACACGTAAAACTCGTTATATTATAGGCAGCGATTCTACTTTAAAATTTAATAACTTAAATTTTGCCGAATCCTTCAGTAGTGAAACATTAAAGCCAGGTAGAGACAAGTTTGAGTTTTTACCTATCAATACAAAGTCAACTAGTAACATGACTCCGTTAGGTAAAAAATATACATTTAACAGTTTTGGATATTTTACATATCCCGAAGGCTATACCGATCCTTATAAACTTAGAGTTACATTAGATGATAATGACAACGATACATTTATAAATGATCCGGAAGCATTTAAGAAATTAACTAGTGCCGAAACTATTAATCTAGGAACAAAACTAGAATATTACCCGAACGAATACGAATTCGTTGTTCATGACGATGACGGCGGTACTACTGTTAACGGTCGTGCATACCTACACATGAAGTATACAAGAATTGCTGATATAAATCAAGTGATCGATCCTGCAGTAACTAACATTATCGACACTTATGTCTTATTAAGAAGCTATGACACCAGTTTCAGAACATGGGCAGTACGTGATGGAAGAAGTTATACAAAACCTAATCCTCCAACAATATCTGAACTAACTGAAACATTTGCAAGTTTGGAAACAAAGAAATCTATCAGTGACCAGATAATTTACAGACCTGTAAAATATAAAATTTTGTTTGGCGATTTAGCCAATCCTGAACTTCAAGCTAAATTTAACGTTACTAAAACTAGTAACGCAACAATGAGTGATGTGGAAATAAAGCAACAAATAATAACCTTAATAAATGAATTTTTCAGTATAGAAAACTGGGACTTCGGTGAAACATTCTATTTCACTGAACTTGCAGCATATGTTCACAATAATATGATCGGTCAAATATCACAAATTACAATTTCTTCTGTGTCAAATCCAGAAGATTTAAATAGTTTATATGAAATACATGCGGACAGCGACGAACTATTCGTACCAGTATTAAGTATAGGAAATTTTGTTATCACTAATACATTGATAACAAACGCAACATCAATCGCAGCAAATACCGGAGTTAGCACAAGATGAGTCAAAATTACAAAGCAAATCCTACAGTAGCACCTCTTATTTCAAGACCAGGTGAGAGTAGCGAATATGTAGGTGCAAGAAGTGTAATGAACTTATTGCCTAATATTTTTAATACTCCGGTTAATAAAAAGTTCTTAGAATCTACGTTAGATCAATTGATGTCAAGCGGTAGTTTACAAGCTATCAATCATTACTTAGGACACGAAGACAGCAGATTAAGCATAGACGACTTATACTTAGACGATAATAGAACCAGTGATCAATATCAGTTTGTTCCAGGAGTTGTTAACAAAGACGATAACGGAAATATAACAGATGTGATATCATATGACGATATTATTAACGGTTTGAGATTTGGTGGTGCAACAGTTGAGCAACCTAATAGATTGCTTAATGAACCTGCATATACATTAGACTTACCTATCAACTATGATATGTTTATTAACTATCATAGATACTTCTGGCTAATGGATTTTCTACCAGTGTGCGAAATAAACGCAACAGTAGGAAATCCTATCACCATAGCAAACATTGTTGGTCAAATTTCTTACACTACTCCTACATTGTCAAATAGTAAAACATTAGAATTCCGTAACGGGATGCGTGTAGCATTTAAAACAAACTGCACAGGCAATGTGACATATCCGGTCGATGACATTTATATTGTAGAAGGTGTAGGACAGCCTACTGGTATTAAACTTATCAGACAGTATGACGACAGTGCTGCAGAAACAACATTTGTTACTAACACAATTTATCCGTTGACCCGTAACGAAGATAGTGAGACACCTGTAGACATTCAAGATGACAGAATCATTGTTAGAGATTATGTAGTTGAACGCAGAGACAGTATAGATCAAAGTGCATGGGCAAGAAGTAACGCCTGGGTCAGAGACGATGTTGCTACCGCAGTCTGTGATTTTAACGGAGATGATCCATTCGATTATATTGTCGAACCTTTTAGAGCGATACGTCCTATTATTGAATATCGTGCAAGTATGGAAAAATACAATTACGGTAAGCAGCACTTAACTGCAGTTACACACATGTTTGATTCTATTTCAAATCCATTAACAGCAATTGTTGGCCAGTCGACATGGAGCCTTGCATCGTACAGTATCACAGACGAGTGGGATCCAGTCGGTTATAATAAAGGCGATCAAGTAAAAGTTACAATCAGTGGTAACATCACGTATTGGGACTGTGTACAAGCTCATACAGAAGCAAAAAATCCAACATTCTTTGAAAATAGAAACTATTGGAGAGAAGTGTCATCCAAGGCATTAGCTAACGGCGATACAATACTATTTGCTAAAAATGCAACATCTACTTACAATAAAAAGATTTTCAGAGTTAGCGGTGTAGGTAGCAGCATTGTATTAACCGAGGTGTATAATACTACCAATTACACTCTTTATGATAAAGTTATTGTAAAGATAGGTTACAACAATGTGTTTGGCGATTCAATTGATAGCTTAATTTATGCTGGTAGTGAATGGTATTGGGATGGAACAAACTGGATCTATGGACAACAAAAAGATTCTAGAAGTGTTGCTCCTAAATTTAATCTTTATGACCACGAACAAGTTTTATTATCAAATACAACAACATATCCTAATACAACATTTGAAGGCGATACTATATTTGATTATGCAAGAACATCTGGTGTAGTAGATTACGCATTAGGTTTTGCACCTAAGTATGTTGACTACGGTAATAATCCTGGATACGAGTTTGACATTGGACTAGGAGCAAAACGTTACAGCTATAATAACATAAACGAACATATCGGCTATCAAGCAGACTCTGATGTTGTTAATATAGAAGAAATTAAAGGTTATTATTATTACAAAGATCTAATTACAGATTTTTACTACAATGGTTGGGCGCAACTACGCAATGATCAACCAGTTGAAAAGCATATTCGTTATGTTGTTGAAAGTGTTAGTGACGATCATATTTTTGATATCGGCACCACTGATGTCGATTTAGATGATAAGTTTAGATTTAAATTAAGTAATAACGGCAATTTAAAAGTATATAGTGAAAACACATTAAATGAACGTGATAAACCAGAACTAATAAACGGTATTAATCCTGCTATCTTTATGAGTAAAGGTAAAACATATACCATTCAAACAATGTTCGATATAACCGATTTTGAATTAGTTAATGTAGATGGTTCTGCAATTTCTACCGGGTTGACAATTACATCAACAACAGCTAACACTCAGACAGTTGCAATTAGCAGTTCAATTGCAATTGACTATATTAAGTATAGACTAGTATCTGATAATTCGATTTTTG